GACGTGCTTGATGCCTGCTGCAATCAAACGCAGGGGCAGAAAACTCAATGGTATAAGTGCCAACGTCAAGCGTGAATTGGTTGGACGCAACAGTAGCGATACTGTCAGGATCAAAAATAGTTGTATTAAGCTCCCTGGTCTCCCAGTCGCCTGACGTAAAAGTGCCGCCGTCAGCTGTGCTTACCTTACGATCGCAGATCACGGCGTAGCTCACAAACAGCCAAGGCGTTTGCCATGTCGGGGCGCTGCCGGTTCCAGTGCTGGTGATTGCTTGGCCTGCAGTGCCGTAATTAGCGCCACTTAAACCAAAAGCACCAGCAGAACTAAAGCGCAGGCGTTCGGTGTTGTTGCTTGTAAAAGTTGGGTTATCTGCAGTTGGTAGATAAAGGCCGTTTGCAGGTTTTGTGGAGCCCGTTACTTCAAGCGAAGTAAGTTTGTAGTTAGTTGCGAGTTCATCCCAAATGGTGCCGGTGTACTTCTTCCAGCGCCCGGCGCCTGCGTCCCATTGAACAGCATTGGTTGGGATATTGGTTGCGCTTGTGCTCTGGAATTGCGTCGCTACGTCTTCGTCCCGATTTTTGACCTCAGAAACAAAATCCGTGTAGGTCGAGCTGAGCTGCGGGTCGTTCCAGTCGGCGTTCGCCATACTTAGCTGCCTCTAACGATGTAGCCGAAATTCCCGCTCACTCTAGTCCCACTGCTGTTGAAGAGAAGCACCTTGAAGCTGTTGGTGGTGATCGCGTCAACGGTGGCGATTGTGGCGGTGGTGCCGGTTGGCGTCACGGTCACGCTGTCGATATTTACGAACGCGCCAGAGATGTTCACAGTTGTGCCGCCTGAGTCAGTGCTTACTGCCGTTCCAGATCCGCTCTCACCCTTCAGCTTGCTGTCCACCTTCAGGTTCAAGTGGGTGATCTTGATGCTGTCGTTGTTGCCGCTACCGCTGAAGGCGTAGTTGATCTTGACGTAGCGATAGTTGTTGGCGTACTTGGTGCTGACACCGCTGTAGTCCGTCCAAGGATCGCCGCTTGCTTCCTTAACGCTCAGAGTCGGCGTGACCGTTACCGAACCACTTAAGGTTTCATACTCCAGCAGGAAGGTAACAACACCGCTCACGACAGAGCCAATGTCAAACTCTTCTTCGTAGCTGCCGCTTGTTTCAGAAGGCAGAGTGTACAGATCAAAGCCTGCGGTTACTTGATCTTGCAGTGTGCTGTAGCTGTTGCCGGTGAAGTGAGTTTGCCAAGTTTGCGTGGTGTCGATCATCGTGTAGACCGCACCATCGGAAAGCACTGCATTAGTGAGCGTGCCGGCGAGACTGCTATCGCCGTCAAAATAGGTGGTGTAATCAGGCGGTGCGTTGACTTGAACCGTGACACTGCCTGGCGTGCCTTGGTTGCCAGCGGAGTCGATACCGACAACGTGATATGTGTTGCTGGCAGCCGCTGTTTCAACAATCGTTGTGAACTCACCTTTCTTGGTGCCGATGATGGTTGCGCTGCCAAACGTTGCGCCCCTGCGGATCTGATAGCTGTCAAGCGGCAGAGTTTGTGTGCAGTCGTTCCAGCTCAGCTTCACGATGTTGTCAACAACAGTCGGCGTGATGCTCGGTTGCGTTGGGGTAGTAATTGTCGAATCAACAAAGGACGCAAAACCGATATTCCCCTTGATGTCAACAGCGGCGACAAAGAATCGGCGTGTGCCGCCCCACTCAACGGGAAGTAAGAAGCTGGTGCCTTGTACTGTGCCGAGGATTGGCTGATCCTCAAAGTCTTCGGCGTCGTTTGCAATGGTGCCGTAGCGAATCTGATACGCGGCAGTTGCAAGCGTGCCGTTAATGTCAGACCAGTTCAGCCGGAGGTCTGGTCCAACAATGGTTCCTGTAAGCGATGACGGAGCTTCAGAACCGCTGATGGTGGCTGAAACACTGGTCGAGTTGACCGAGTAAACGCCAGACGTATCAAGCGCCTTAATTGTCCACGTTGTAGTGCCAGCAGGGACCTGACCAATCTTGGCTTGCGTGGTGAAGAACACGCCGATTCTGGTCCCACTGCCCCAGATAGCGCTTTGCCAAATCTCGTAACCCTGCAGGTCAAGCTCAGTGTTGGCGTTCCATGTCAGCGTTACACCGATGTCAGGATCAACCGTTGCCGTAAAGCCGGTGACGTTAGCTGGTGGTGCAGTTTTGCCAAGCGCATTGATTGTCAGAGTGGCTGGCTCATTTGATGAAATCAAACCACCCGTAAGGGCATATACCTCCACTTCATACTCACCAGGCGTGACATTCAGGATGTCAAACGCTGTGCCTTGTGTCGTGCTAACGGTGAAGTTGTCGTCGTCCTTGGCATAACGGACTTCATAGCTGTTTGCGGTCTCAACGCTATTCCAGCTCAGGATAATTTTGGAAAGAACTTGGTTTTGGTAGGTATAAAGATCTTCTGTAAATGCCAAGTTGGCAGGCGTTGCAGGTGACTCATCCAGCAGAGTTACATCTTTTGGTTGCAGATCCTGCTCGCGCTCAACGTAGTCGTACTTACTGGCGTTGTAGGAAAGCGCCGACACTTCGTAGTTAGTGCCGTCTTTTTCAGCAATGCTGATGACGCGCCAAGTTGTCGCGCTGACGCTGGTGGTTTCCCATAGCCAAACGCTATTGGTGTTCGGCGTGGTGCTTAGCGCCGTGCTCAGCGTGATGACGTTGGTGGTGCGGCTGCTGACAGCTTTTTTCTCCACCGTGCCATCAGGCATGACAACGGATAGATTGCCGCCAGAAGCGGGCAGCCCGTCATAATCATCAACCGTGATCGTGGTTGTGGTCGCAGCTGCAATGCGTCCGGCATAACGACCGCCTGCCTTGACTGGATCACTGATAGCGATTACATCGCCAGGACGCACAACAGCACCAGCTTCCATGCTGCTGGTAAAACTGACCGTTTCGCCTTCGTTGGTGTTGGTGTAAAGGAACCATTCGCCAACGCGACGGGCTTGGCTTTGGCTGGTGCAGCCAACAGCGTCAACTTCTTCGGTGATGATTCCGATGCGGTTGATTGCGTCGGCGTCCTCAACCTGCTCATAAGCCTCATCACGGGTGTCTAGGTCTTGGTATTTAACCAACACCACGCTCGGCTGAGTTTTCTGGCTGGCACCGCTGTAACTGAATCCTCCTTCAGTGACGTTTGCCAGCGTGAATAGGTAGACGGGATCTTGCGGTGAATCCTGCGAAATCGTTAGCGATCCGGCTGCCCAATAGGGCATAGCGCGAAAAATCGAGCACAGATCGCCAATAACTTTGTACGCTTCGGTTTGCGTCTGAAGATTGATATTGCACGAAAAACGCGGCTCGTAGGTCATGTTGCCGCTGTCGTCCAATTTGCCCGTTGGAACGCCGTGCTTGCCGGTTACCGCTGCATAGTCATCAGTAGTCCCAGATCGCCCATCTGTTGTGTAGGTGTTGAGTGCCGAGCTATAAACCGAAGCGGAATAAAACGCAAATTTGTCCAGCTGAGTGGCGTCGATGTGATTACCAAAGCCCGCCCTGTAATCAGTAAGCAAGTCCCAAAGGCACCAAGCGGGGTCAGATGTCCAGACTTTTGTGGTTGCAAAAGTGCCCGACCATGTGCCGGTGTAAATCAGCGCACCAGTAGCAAGGTCAACGGTTGCGTTGTTGGGCACCGAAACCTTTCGACCGCGTATGCGATATGCACGGGTTGGAATAGAGCTAAATTCTTCTGCTGAAATACGAGTTGCAGCGTAGGCAGTGTGCGGGTAGCGAAGCCTTGTATCGACGATGCTGACATAGCTGACCCACTGGAAAGCATTGACGTTCTTTGCTGTCGTGCTGTCATTGGTTATCCGGGTCAAGCGGATGTCGATTGGAAACGTTCGCCCCAGCAAACTGATTTCATAATCGCGCAAATATGTGCTTGTCGCCTTACCTTTTACCGTGTCTGTGATTATCACCTCAGGGCTGGCGCCAGCTTCTGCTAGCTCGATCTGAAACTTAAATGAGGATCCAACGATAGACCCATCATCCAGAAATTTCTGCAGGGATTGCACGCCGATTGTGATGCGTACAGCGTCAATATTTGGGTTGGTCAGTGTACGAGTAATTGGTGCGTCTTTTTCAATGCCAACACCAACGGACGCTTCCGATTCAATTTGATCAAAACCCAAAACCGTAGCTTGATCAGTAGTGCCAAGGCGTGTGGTAATTTCTGTTGATTTGAAATTAAGGTCTGACAGCAGCACCACGCCGACTTCGCCGCTAGTAATTTCTTCAGAAGTTGCGTCTGCGTTGAAAGCTGTTGCCGTTACATCCCTGACTTTTACCTCGCCTGAAATTGCACTGCCCGTGCCAACCGTCAAGTAAACCTTGTCGCCATTGCTTAAGCCATGAGAAGTCGTAGTGGTCACGCTGATCTCATCAGCAGGCGCAATCATCTCAACGTTGCCGCTTGTGACCTCTCCTGAGATGTTTGGAACAACAAAAATACTTGAACTGGTTACGGAATCGACGGTGTAAGTGTCGCTTTCGGCTAAGCCGCTTGTGAAGGTAAGTTTAATTTTGTCGCCTTCAACTACTTTGTGTTGGGAGATTGTGATCGTGATGTCATCCGCGTCGGCGGAGTAAGTGCCAGTCAGCGCACCTTTCGAGTTGGTCTGCGAATACGTTCCAGCAAAAACAACTGCTTGCGGGCGCAATACTGGCGTGTTTTGCAGAAAAACATCCTTTAACTGCTCGCCTGCAATTTGCCCTGCATTGGTGCGACCGTTTTTGACGGGTGTGGCAAGACCTTCGATCTCGCCTTCGCCCCAAACATCGACAAAGCGCAGAAAGGAATTGCTGTTGAGTGCCATTACTTCTTCACCTTGTCAACGTCAACGCCCGCAGAGACAACCACGGATCCGACAATGGTTTCTCCGTAGATTACAGGCACGCTTAAGCCCTGACGCGAGACATTCTGAATCCCGCTGAAGTTATATGACTTGCGCGGGTCTTTGCCGCTGTCTGCACCTGTGCCCGCGCCTACGCCTCCCAAGCCGCCTGCATTGCCTGTCGCTGTAGGACCGAGCTGCGGAGTTGGTGTCAAAAGCTGTGCAGCGCCGCCAAAAACTAATGCAGCGCCAATGGCTTGACCAAATGCCAAGAGACCCAAGTTTTTTGCAAACGCGGCTCCAAATATTGCGCCGCCGCCAGCAGTAGCCAGAAAACTAACTGCAAACAATGCAGCACCAGCAATAATTTGCACAACTTTGCCCGCACCACCGACAACAGGAACAATCTTGATTTCTTGCTGTCCCGCTGGTGCGTGTAATTCGTCTGTGGAGATATTCCAGTCGCCTACAAATACCTTGTAATGCTTATCGCCCATGTGCTGCCGTACTTCCGGCCAGTTGGCGACTAAAAACCGTACAGCTTCAGCCGCAGTCGCAACATCGGCGTAGAGCACCCGCTTGCCGATGAATTTCGCAAGGCTGCCGTAGAGCTTAATCCTGCGAAGCATGGCGCAACCTCCTACCCGTTGATTTTAGTAGCAGTTGCCCATACGGGTCACGGCTGCTAAGCCTTCCGCGTACATGATGCAGCACCATTTGCGGTTCCACCAGCACACCGACATGGTTGAGCTTGCCCTTGAACTCAAACAGCAACGCATCACCGATTTCAAGCGGTTCATCCTCTGCCAGCTCGCGGAAACCAGCTTCAGCCCACAACTCGTCAAACATTGGAGCCTCGTCAAACTCTTCTGGCGTTGCTGGTCTTTCCCAGTCAGGTAGCTCGATTCCCTGTGTGCCGTACCAGTCCCGAACCAGTGTCCAGCAGTCAGTGACGTTCCAGATCCAAGAACGCCCGATCAAAGGCGGCTTGTATCCGCTTGGTTCGCAACTACCCCAGCTCTCTGTTTGTGGGTTGACGATTTCCCAGCGCAAACCACTTGCCTCGCAGGCAGTCAAATCCGCCTGGCTTGGGTCTGGAGGTGTGCTGGGATGACTGTGAACAACGGCGATGATTTCGCCAGTATCCTCCGCTTCTGCCCAATCAGTCGGATCAATAATGAACAGCTCATGCGGCTCTTGGGACAAGTTGCGACAACGCCAATACCGCTCCAAACCCTTTTGAATAATTAGCAGCCCGCAGCTTTCCTTTGGCGCTTCTTCTACGGCATGAGCTAAGGCGTCATCGCGCCAGCTCATCGGAACTGCCCAACACCAGGGAACGAACCGAAGGGCAAGCCAGCCTGGGGTTTTATGGCGTAAGTGTCGGGACCGCTGAAGACGTAATAATCAGCAGCGCGTGTTGCCTTTTCGTAAACAGCAAACTCAATTGTGGCTCCATCTTCAATGGCCTGCGCCTTAGATAGTTTGATTGACGTATTAGTCACCTGCGACCTGACCTTGGTGTTTGCATAAATATTGGGTCCAATTACAAAGTCGCCATTTGAAACGGCGCTAGTGTCTGAGATGGTGATTGACTTAGTGCTAGCCGTATATACGCCTTCGACGTAACCAGACCCGGGATAGACGGGAGACAAGACCTCAACGTTGTTTTCAATGTTGAGATAAACAAGCTTTAAACCACCACGGACTTTTTCCACACGAGTCCCGCTAGGCACCATTGCGCCAGTCACGATCATTCCAGGCTGAATCCCTTGTGTCACGGGATTGTTGACCATCTTGATCGACAATCCGTTTGACGTAATGGTTCCTTGTTCACTAGCTGAACCGTCGCCAACAGTTGTCGTGCCTTCTGCTGCCTGGGAAAGCGTCAGAGTTGTTGCCGTCTTCGCGGTAACTGTCGTCCCAGAGGCAATGCCAAACCCTTTGATCTCAGGCGTTGCTGCCGTATCAATTAGCGCCAGCTCGTCAGCTTGACCAGAGTCAACGTTAAGCGTGGTGCTGCCCTTAGTTACATCACCCGTAAAATCAACAGCGCCAAAGCGTTTCTGGCAACTACTTAAACGTTTGCCACATTGATCCAGTGCAGGATCAGTCGTAATTGTGTCGTCAGCCTTGAAATAGATGTTGCCGGTATAGGGACAATCAACTTGGTCGTACTCAAATGAGCTGGTATCAGAGTTGTAGTTGCGATACTTCCATTGGCAGACGTTGCGAATTGTTTGGCGCTTTGGTGCGCGAACGCCTTGCAAGTCAAAGACTGCCGCTAGTTCAAACTCAATTACGTCGCGGGTTTCCGCCGTTTTTTGATCGACAAAATAAATCTCTGTCGGCAGAAGGGCTGTAGGGTCCGGCGTGCCGTAAGGGTTAGTGCCGCCCGGAAAATTTGCCGCGTCAAGGTAACGCGCCATTGTCCGCAGGCGAGTCACCTTGGCGCCACTTAAGCCATTTGGCAGGCTGGCTAGCAGGGTTGTGATTGTGCCCAGAAGGTTGGCAACGCGAAGCTTGGGACGCGGAATCTGACCGCTGCCGCTGTACTCGAAACCGTCCGCTTCAATCGGCAACCGCGTGTAGGTGTTACCGTCCCAAACAATGTTGCCATTGTTCAGCTCGTTGACGCCCGCATGGAAGCGGTAGGTGCTGCTGACTCCATGCTGAGCAACGTTGAGTTCCAGCACGAACAACTCAATGATCGCGCTGGGATTGATTCCCTGCAGCTCAGAAATAGGAGTGCTGGTCATGGCAGCATTGCGTTATGGGTCAGGGCGCTTTTCTCGCCAGAACGGGCGACAATGGTTGCCATGGGTCAGTCTCCTATGCGGTGATTTTAAGGCTCGAAAACCTGTCGGAAAGTAGCCGTGATCGTTGCCCTGTTTAAGTAGGGAATACTTTTGTTCCACTCAAGGCACACCCACTTGTAAGACGTACCCTCGTCAAGCGGTGTCCAATCAAAACTAGCTGCGTCAGCCGCCCTGGCATCTAGAAAGGTTTCGATGGTGTCGGCATCAGTTTCTGATACGTTCCAGGTCAGCGCCCATTCCTTCGGATTTTGATTGAGCCCGAAGCTCAAACGTTGTTCGTATCCGTCGCCAAACTGCACAGACCTGATTTTGGGACGGCTGGTTTTTTGTGCGCCGTAGGTTGGAGTGATGGAAGGGAAAGTAGCCATTAGGCGAGCAAGCCTCCAGGACGCTTCTGTTTGATCAGCTCTTGGCGGACGGCAACGCCAATGGCTTCGCCAAGACGCTTCGAGTCTTCCGCATTGCCTTCGACACTGCTGCCGGATGCATCCACATTAACCACGATGTTGCTGCCGCCCATTGCGTTGTTCGGGACAATGTTGCCGCTGGCGCCAGGTACAAACAACTCGGGGCCGCGTTCGCCCACCATGTAAGGCTTGCCAGAAGAAACTGCGCCTCCCAAAGCTTTTCCGGGAAGAGGTGGTAGCGGCGGTGGTTTGGCGGCAAGTGCTCCGGCTTGACCTTCGTATCGACCGCCTGGGGCCGTAAGGCTGGTCCCGCTAAACAGTGTGCGCATAAAGCCCACTGCTTGCTCAATTACGTAGATCTGAATTAACTGGCGGGCAATGTCTTGCAGCACATTTGCGGCAATGTCACGGAGCGCCATGCCCCAGTTATTGGCGCCAGTAATCAGCAGATCGAACGAACGGGTCATCCCTTGACCCAATACATCAGATACCTGCTGAGCAAGCTGCAGTTGTTGCTGCATACCCTTGTTCAGCTGGTTTTGCTGTTTAATTTTGTTTTGCATTTCTTCAAAGGCACGCTGAGCGGCTTCTTTGTTGATCTGCTCGATGTCGTAGGCGAGCTGTAGTTCAGCACGCTTGGCCTCAAGGCCCAGATTGCTAATTGCTAGATCTTTTTCCTTTTGCGGTACGTCGCTGGCGCGAATTTTTGCTTCCTTTTCCGCAAGCTCCGCCAAACGCATACGGTGCTCAAGCTGACGTACCCCCAAAGCGTCGTCATTGCGCTTCAGCTCAAACATGGTGCGCTCAAGCCCCAGCAAGCTCTTGAGTTTTTGCTCTTCTGCCTGAAGATCAGGTACACGACTGCGGCGGCCTTTTTTAGCCTTTGCGGCTTCTGCGGCAGCTTCCAGCTGACCGGCTTTTACCTCTAAAGCGGCGGTCTGCTCAGTATCAAAAGCTTGCTGGCTGCTGACTGCACGTGCTTCGGCTGCTTTACGAACTTGACCCGCAGTTGCACTTGGATCAAGCCCTAACCCTGTTGCAAAAGTGCTTAGCTGCTTTCTACTTAAACGTCCTGTTCTGCGCAAAAACTTCTGCGCAGTTAGATCAGCTCCCGTGAGACCTGTACGCTCTCTAAATCCGCCAAGACGGTTAATTCGAGTGAGTCCTGCGCCGAGTGATGACAACAGCGGACCGGCTGCAGCTGCAATGGCCGCAAGAACCTTTGTAAAAATAATGCTGATTTGATTGCCAACAATTTGAGCATCCTTTCCAAACTTAGTTAGTGCATCTGTTGCATCCTTTCCGACCCGGCTGGCCATTAACTTGGAGGCTTCTGCAGCAGCGGCTGCTTTACCTCCAAACTCTTCAATTTTGGCCAAAAACTCTTCTGTTTTTGTACCTGCGATACCCGTTGCTCCAGCAACGGTTTTTAGGTCAAACGTAAGGGGGTCAAGTGCCTTACCCAGATTGATCGCGGCTGCACCTATGCGATCAAATTGTTGGCCAATAGCGCTAAGGCCGATTTGAGCAGCAAAGCCGGCGGGTCCAGGAACTAAACCGCCAACTGCACCGCCAAGAATAGAGCCAGGGCCGCCGCCAAACAACAGTGGGAAGCCTGCACCAAGTGCAACTCCTGATGCTTGCTCGATGCGGCGTTGGCGGCGTAAACCGGCAGGTGATCCTGCAATGTTTGGGGCGCCGCCAATAGGACTGCTGGGAGCTGTACCCCTAAACGCGGGGAAGGGTCCGACAGGAGTCGTGTATGCCCTTGGATCGCCTCGCCTGGCCATAGGCGAGCCAGCCATAAACGGGCTGCCCTGGATAGGTGAGAACGGGGCGTTAGCTGCTGAAAGCTTAAGCTGTTTTTCAAGTTCGCGTGTCTGACGACGCTGGAAGTTCAGCTTGTCGCGCTCTTTTCGAATCTCAAGAGATAACTGGGCGCTTAGCTGTTTGTGCGTGCCAAAATCGCGCTTAATTTGGGCTGAGGTAATCTCACCTAATTTTGCACGTAACTTGTCTGTTTTTAGGCCCTCTTCTTCTAAACGGCGGATCTGCTGGTCTAATCCGTAGCGTCTTACTTTTGCCTTGTAAAGAGCGTCAATGTCCTCGGCCTGCATACGGCCTGCTTTGACGCCTAGTTTTAACTTCCTTTCTTCTGCTTGAACAAACTCACGTACAAGCTTGTTTTGTGTCCTGGCTTGCTCTACAAGTTTTTTATTTGTTGACGTAGCGGCTCTATTTAACTGTACTCTTTGCTCATTTACTTTTATGCCTCGTTCTTCAAGCCTGTTTAGACGGCGGCCTAAATTAAATGTAATGACACGGGTTGCTCTAATGCGGTCTTCGAGTTTTGCCGCTTTTTCTGCTCTAGCAACAGACTGTCGTGAGGCTTGATCTTGACCGCGTAGTGGCGCAGCGAGGTTTTTCTTGAGGTTGTTTACCCTTTTTTCGAGGTCGCCGAGTTGCTTGTCGAGCGTCTTGGCGTTCAGCTGGATATTTACTTCGTAGTTGACGCCAGCCACAGAAAACGCCCGCCTAGTAGATCCAGATTAGCGAACTCTGCGATACTGGGCCTCTTGACGGGCGCGTTCGTACGCCTTCTCCTCACGCTCAGACTTGAGGTTCAAGTAAGCGCTCCAGGCGTACAGCTCTTCGGTAGACATGCGCTGGCGTAGTTCGGCCAGCGTCATGCCCAACGTTTCGGCGATAAAGAACTGCAGGTAAAGCTGCGGGTCTTTATCAATCTGCGCTTTTGACGGCCTCCGGCTCGACCCCCTCTGCCATGCCCTGCATCTTGGTCATGATGTCGAGCAGAATTGCCATCGGGAGCTCGTTGCGTAATGCGGCACGGTCGCCTTGGCTGAATAGCTTGGCGCCACCCTCATCCTCGGCTTTTTGGATGATGGTTTGGAGTGCAAACTCTAGGCTGTTCTCGTCGTCGCCCTTGTTCAGGGTTTTAATCACATCGTTGATGCGGTCACGGTCGGCGATGGTCAGAGGGCGCCAGAACACCTTCAAGACAACTTCGTCGCCGTCCTTGATTGTGTAGCTGTTGCGGGCTTCGACGCTAAACGCCTTCCGCAACTTGTCGATTGCTCTTGTACCAGTCATAAAAATTGAGCTTGACTATTACACTATACAGCTCGCTTAAATCCTCTGGCTACAAATACGTCGCTTATGTCGCCCAAGATCTCTTCGGTCTCGGTATAAACCTTGAACCAGTCTGGGTTTTGGTACTTAGCAGTTAGCTGGAAGCGTTGGCCGTGTTCCTCGTATGTGACGCCTTCGCGGATTGCCAGTGGGTTGTTCACAGCAAAACCGGCATACTCCACCGTGTTGCCGATATACAGCGGGCTGTCCAGTGGAAGCTTTAGTGCTGCGGGAGGGCTAGTGTCTCGTCTTGTCCTGTCGTTGATGCCGCCCTCGCGCTCTTTGGTGGGCTTAAGAGGTTGGCTGCTTAGTTCCCAGTTGCGGCCAAATGTGCCAGTCCACCAAGGACCTTGCTCTTTGAGGGATACGACAATCTTGGGGCCGGCTTCAGCGCGGGCGTTTTCGATCTCGCGCTTGAGATCTTTTGCAAGCCAGCCGATACCTCTAGCCATTACGCCGTAGCCGAGAAACGGCAATTAACAACACTCAAAAAGTGGCTGTTGTTTTCGCTTGTAACAGCTGTAGGACCTGAAATTTCCCCTACATGCGGGCGGGCGGAATAACTGTCGGTATAGCCCGAAGCATTGACTGAAGTAAGGCCATCAATCACGGATTCAGCGATAGCGGAAGCTGTAGCACTGCCGCGATTTATCGGCGTAAAAATGGCACAGCGTATGGTGCCTCCGTAGTAATCAATAGCTGCACCATGTGGTTGGTACGTGGACTGGCTGAAATTGATATTAACTAGAACATAGCTTTTGTTTTTGCCGGGTTTAGTAAATGGAGTGTTGTCAAAAACGACAGACACGTCGCTGTCCGCCGCTGTTATTGCAGTGTTTAGCGCTTTTTCAAAAGCGGCGCGGGCGTTTACAAGCGTCATCAGAACACCACCGTGACAACGTACAAATAAGTCTGCCCGCCTTTGTACGTCATAATATCCTGAATTTTGGTTTCCCTATTGCCGTCGGCGTACTTCAACGTGATTTCGTCCTGCAGCGTTGGCTGGTTACCGCCAATTTGCTCTGGCGCAATGTAAACACGGGCTACATTTTCTTGATAGCCGTTTTCTTCGTCTGAACGGACAAACTCCACAGGGGCATAAATGTCTTCGTAAGGACGCTCGAACTCGGTAAGTGTTCCCGTGTCAATGTTGTAAGTCGTAGTTAGACGGCGGGTGTACGTGATTTTTGTGTCCAGATCTTTTCCTAGATCCGTAACCACTGCTTGTGCAGCTGCCCGAAGTGCAGCGTTGAGTCCACCAGCCATGATCAACCCCTCACAACACGTACTTGATAGCTGCCGCTACCTCCAAGGCAATAAGCGCCAAGATAAGACTGCAGCCAAGGATAAATGTCGAAAACGTTGTTGACGGTTCCGGTGGCCTGGCTGGCTTTGTTGTATTTGACTTCGAGATCGCCAAGCTTTACCTGTTCGTACAACCCAGTATCGCCCGTGCTGTCGGTGATGGCGCCAGTGTCGTTGGCTAGAGCGCGTGCCAGTTCGTAGGTGGCGTATTTGACGTCGGCAGGGATGGCGCTGCAGGTCAGCTCGACGTTATCGACATGGTAATTGTTGCGGGGCCACTTCAGGGCTTGATCGTTGTCGCAGCGGTCGCCGTAAAAATTCAGGCTGTCGATCCAGCGGGTGGCCGAAATCAGGGAACGGTTCTTTTGGTCGTCCGTTTTGTCGTCCCAGGTGGTGGAGCTGGGTACGGTCTCGAAGTAGGTATCTGCCTCGGCCAGCGTCACATAGCTATTAGCGGAGGCGCTACTCAATGTGGCGTTGATCGTGGCGGCCACAACTACTACTACACGTACTTTCTTGCAGTGTAGCGCCAATAAAAAAGCCCCACCGAAGTGGGGCTGTCCCTCCGCATCTAATTCTGACTAGGGTCAGGGAATAGCGGTGGTATCGAGAGGAGTGTTCACAATGACTTCGACCATGGGGATGAGGTCGATGTCGTAGGTGGCGCTCCAGTTGCCCGAGGTGGCCAAGTTGGCGTTGGTCGGGTTGTCGGAAGCGGAGGTCCACTTGGTGCCCATCACGTGGTAGGCAGAGTGGTAGTCAACCGAGAGGACGTCCTGCTTGGACAGCACGTTGCGATCGGCTTCGATGCGCAGGTCTTGCTGCACACCTTCCAGGATGCTGCCGCCCTTGGTCAGGAAGCAACGGAACTCGCTGACGTGAGTGGAGGTACCGGGGCGAACGGTGTTCACCGCAGGATCCATGATCACGCGCATACCGGCGAATTCGCCGATGGCACGAGCGCCGACGCCCACGCCGCCACCACCCCAGGTCACAGCGCCAGAAGCGGCGAGTGCAGAGGTGGAGAAGGTCAGCAGGCCAACCTGATACAGGTAGAAGCCGACAGAAGGGTGGACGACCAGGGTGTCCAGCTCGTCGCCGCGCTCACCCAGGACCGAACGAGCTTCGGCAACGGTGGCGGCAGTCAGGTAGTTGGTTTCGCCTTGACCGCTGGTGGCGGCAACGGCTTTGTCCAGGGAGTGACCGCTAAGGGCGGAACCAAACAGACCAGCAAGTTGGGAGAACAGGCGAGCGCTGTTCAGCTTGTTGATGGCATCGGCCAGCTGGTTGCGGATGTGAAGCATGGGGTCTTCACCAGCCGCGAGCATCGCAACGTCATCCACGGCATACGCGAAACCGCGATGGCAGATGGTGGCGATTTGGGTGGCGGTGCCGATCTTCTGGGGGGTCAGATAACCAGCGGTGCTGGTACCCCAGGTGGCGGTGCCATCCATGATCTCCTCGGTGGGAGATACAGGATTGAATTCGGGGACTTGGATGCGGGTGCCGCCTTCGCGGGAATCCAGCAGGGAGTTGCGAACAACGGCGCCGCTCTTCAGGAAGAGGCTGCGCTCCTTGATCGCCTCAGACACGTAGGTGCTGAGATTATTGCGCTTGACGATGTCCGCCAGAAGGACACCGCCGGAATAGTTCTGAAACGGCGCGGCCATTTCAAACTCCAGGGGAAAGGTTTACGTGGTTCAAGTCACGGACTTGAGTGGTGTCCCACGGGGACTTAGCGACCCGCCTCTCTCTTGAGCACAGCTGCAAGATCGGGGTCGCTAGCTTCCAAGGCCATTTGCCTCGTTAGGTTAATACTACCCTCCTTGTAAGGATTAGTCATTCCAGGCGCAATCGTGGAGTTTGGAGTGGGTTTGGCGCCCATTCCAGCTGCACTGCTTGGCTTGAAATGATGCTCGAAGCCGGAACCGGGGTTCTTAAGGTTCGAGAGGTAAGTATTGATGTCCTGCTCCACGCCGCCGTTCAAAATGACAACGTTGCCGGTGTTGTTTTTGCGGAGGTTGCTTTGCAGAAGTTGCAGCATTTGCTCTGCATTGATCGCACCAGATTGGCTGATCGCTGATAGAGCGCTGGTGCGGATGGTTGCCTGCTCGTTGGAAGTGCGGAGGTCTTCCAGCTGGCGGTTTAGGTCGGCGATTTGAAGGTCTTTTTCTTGAGCGGTTTTGTTCGCTTCCTCCCAGAGATCCTTCCACTGACCTTGGTCTTCCAGCGTTTTCTTGCGCTGGTCATCCTGTTTTTTGTAGACCTCGTCAAGCTTGGTCTTGATGCCTTGGAATTTTTCCTCGGCTTCGACTGCTTGGGTCTTCAACGCAGCAATCTGACCCTCGTATTCAGCTCGAAGTTGGGCTGATTGGTCAGGTTGGGGAGCGGTGTCGGCTCCAGCCACGGGCTGGGCAGGAGTTTCCACGGGAAATTCCTGGATGACTTGCTCTTCCATACTCAGTATTCGTCCTTAGTGATTTTGGGGAAGGTTTGTTCGGTCTTGGTGCGGCGTTTTGCCTTGGGGGGTTCTGCAGGCGCAGCGTCAGCACGACCGACATAAGAGTCGTTCAGGTCCACAAGTTGCCACTTGTAGGTGCCGTCTGGTTGCAGAACTTTGTCAAGCGATTCGGCCATGACAAAGATACACAGTGCAGTATTACTTTACTGCACTAGAGCATTTCGTCCTCTGCAACTTCCTGCTCGGGGGTCTCCAGCAGTTCTTCTTCGGCGGTGGACTCGGTGGCGGTGGGGAGGATTTCGCCTTGGACCAGGATTTGGCGGAATTCGTCGCGGTCCAGAACGCCTTGCTCGAAGAGGGCGTTTAGCGCGGTGATGTCCTGGCCGATCAAGCGGTCGAGGTCGAAGTCGCGGCTGATCTTGACTTCGGGCGGCTCCAGCTGGAGGTAACTGGCAGCAAGGTTAAAGGCGCCTTGCAGGGTTTGTTCCAGGTCCATGGAGACCATCGACAGCATGGAGTTGGTGTCCACGCGGTCGAGGCGGCGGGCGTCGGCAGATTCGGCGACGAACTTCTGCTGGCTCAAGGTGCTGATGCCCAAAGTGGACATCTGCTGCTGGAGTTCGCGGATCTCGTGGGATTGGGCCTCGAATGCGCTCGAAGCGGGCTCCACGTAGTAGACCTTGTTGCCCGGTTGGGTGGCCATTGCGTAGTTCACGCTGATGGCCATGTCCTTGGTCTGGTCGTCCCAGCCCTCAAGGACGAGCATCGGCTGGGAGGCGATGTGGAGGCTGTGGATGAGGTCCGCTTGGCGCTGGAAGTGGGCCAGGTTCAGATAAGCGATGTCCAGCAGCGGGGGCTTGCTGACCAGCGTGTCGGTCTTGTTGGAATACAGCGTGACCAGCGGAATTTCACCCAGGCTGTAATCGCCGGATTCCACCAGCTCGAAGTCAGAAGTGCTGGTCGTTGCATCAAAAGCGTTGGGATAAGGGAAGCCGCCGGCTTGCTCTTTCTTGGTCTCCAGCTGGCGGTAGATGCGATAGCGACCGGGTTCGATGACGCGGACTTGGTCGTAGACCTTTTCGCCGAATTCGCCGTCGGGAAGGACAGCTTTCTCGGCGATACGGACTTGAATCAGGTCGCCGTAGTTGACTTCGCGGTCGAGGCGCCAGCCGTAGATGTTGGCGGGGTCAACCTCGATCCAGTAGGGGCGGCGGTTCAGCGCACGCTCTTCGGCGAGGCTGCGGGCGCCAGTTGGGGCTGGGAAATCGACCAGGGTGTGGCTGTGGCCGTAGGTCAATGCGCAGATCAGGCTGCGGCGGGCATACTCGTCCAGGTCGGAGCCGCAACCATCGACGTTCTTGGCGAAAACCTCACTCCAGTAGGGGTCGCCGGTCAGCGTGATGGGTTTGCGCAGGATCAGACCGGAGGCGGCGCGGATTAGGCGCTGCGTGTAAGGCGAGAAGACGGCGCGGTTGACTCGTGCCAAGTAGGCGCTGTAGTCCTCGCGGGGCTCCAGTGGGAGGAAGGCTTCGCTGTTCTCGCGTAGGTACTCCGTCCCGAGCGTGACGGCCTTCATGATTTCCCAGCCTTTCATCTGGTCCATCACGGCGGCGGTGCGCGTGAAGGGATTGTCAGACCCACCCATGTAGGTGGAGCTGACGAGGTGGGTGCGGATGCGGCCAGGGACGGAGTAAGTCATTTAGTCACCACTTAGTGCGATCCGCCCAGTAAGCGGCTGACATCTTGCCTTTTGCGATGTTTTTGGTGTGACGAGCCTTGAAGGCTTCGCGGCGATTCTTTGCTGCTTCACTCTCACCCTTGCGTGCCGGTGAACCACTGACTCCCTGTTGCCCGAAGCGGATTAACCGCACTTTGTCCCCTTCCTTGGCCAAGACGGCGTGGGATTTGGTCGGGTGGTTCGGGGTGCGCTTGGGTTTGTTGTAGCCGGCAAATTTTTCGCCGCGACGCTCAATCATCGTCCTCGTCCTCCACTTCGATCATCACCTCTACGCCGGCGGCTAGGCGCGTCATTAACGCGCCAAAGTCCACTGGATCGGTCGGAGTCAGGAAAGTGAAGGTGGCTGAAGTCATGCGGGTCTCGGCGTCCACCTCAAGGTGAATACATCCACCGGGGCAAATCCGAGTTCCCATGACTTCAGCCTCCAATCAACCTCACTCAAGGTTGCTGGTGATGGTGCCGCTCGTCACAAAGTTGCAGGTGGCAACCACCAGATCGCCCACGGTGGAGGCGATGTCCATGCTGGTGATGATTCCAGCGAAGCTGATGGAGTCGGTGCCGCTGGTGCTGCCGGTCGTGAACAGCTCGAAGGTGGCGTCGGCGGTGTCGCCGGTGGTCACGATGTCCTCGATGAAGCCGGATTGGCCGGTGGCATCGGGGTCGTAAACCAGCTCGACGGTGCCGGAGCCCGAAACCAGGCTGCCAACAAAGGAGCGGAAAGTGTCGCCGTGGTCGGTGACGTCCAGAGTGTCTTTGGTAATGTTCAGCGTCCAGCTCCGGGTGCCAACGATGGTTGCGTTGGCAGAGCCGGCGGCGTCGAACTGAACAGAACCTTCTTCGCCGCGAAGAATGGCCATGACTAGACAGGGGAAGGGTCTATATCCCGGAGTCTAACTCTTTAACTGTGAGATTCCACGCGCTGGTTTTAGCCGTGGTAAGCCACTCCAATGTGAGGAACAATGCTCGGGGTTCCAGAGCTGATGGAGGCAACTCTCATGCGGATTTTGTTGCAGGGTTTGCCTGTGTAGAAGTAGATGTATTGGCCGTCGGAGTTGATAGTTTTGCTGGTGTCGATGGTGAACCAGGTAATGCCGCCGTTGAAGTTAGATTCGAGGGCGAGGGTGAAGTTGGCGCCACCCGTTACGACGGCGGCAAATGTGAACTCGCTGCTGTCCGCGTGGACCTCCAGCGTGTCATTTACGGCGGTTAGGGGGGTCGATTCGTGGTACTCGACGAGGTTGGTGCCGCGGTTGATGGTGAGGGCCATTACTTTTTCCTCTTTTTGGCGGTTTTGGCGGCTTCCTTGAAGGCTTTGGCAGTTGGGGCGCCTTTAGAGCCGGGCTTGCGCATCTTTTCGCCCGAGCCAGCAGCAATGCGCTTGCGCTTGGCGGCGATATTTGCGTAAAGACCCTTCTTTTTGGCGGCCATAACTACTTTTTCCTCTTGGAGGCGGCTTTTTTCGCCTTGCGAGCTGTTTCGTACGCAATAGCAGCGGCTTGTTTCTGGGAATAACCCTCCTTCACCAACATCCGAATGTTTTCGGAGATGGTTTTTTCGGAATAGCCGCGCTTGAGAGGCATGTAGCTCCAGCGATAACTGCAGTTTAGTAAAGACGGTAGGAAGTTTGTCCCAAGGTGCCGATTTTGGCGAGGTTGAATTGTTGGAGGCACATGTAGCCGAAGGCGTCGAAAGCGTGGTCAACGCCGAGGTTTTTGTTGGGGAGGCCGGTGCCGGGGGCGTAAGTCAACGTACGAAGGGATTTAATCAACTCTTTGCAGCGGGGGTGGATATAAGTCCGGCGGGCTCCAGTGGCATCCAGTAAGGCGGTGTTGACGCAGGTGATTTTGTCGCGGATTTTCCAGGGGGAGCGGGGGCTGGAAACGTTGAAGCCGCTGCGGCGCAAAATGTTGTGGTCCGTGAGTCCCACGCCGGAGGTTTTGCGGGCGCCACCCGTGGGGTCGGGGCAGGCGATGATGCGGCGCTCCACGCCGAAGCGGCGGGTGACTTCTTCGGCAAAATCCCAGGTGGTGGCGCCACCCGTCAGCATGATTTCGTCGAAAACGTAGAGGGTGTCGTCCTTGCGGACGGCGCAGATGCCCGACATGGGATCGACGTTGAAGTCCACTCCAAGTAGGACGGGCAAAACGCTGATGTCTTCGGCTTCGGTGCTGATGTTTTCGTCGCCAAAACTGACTGCGACCAAGCCCGAGAGGTTTTCAAAGCTGGCCTCGAATTCTTGGCGGAAGGTGCGGGCGTCGAGTTGGCTGCGGGCGGCTTCGATCTCTTCCGGTGGGACGTTGTCGCCGTCAATCGTCGTGAATTGCCACCGGCTCCAGTCGGAGTCGCCGCTGTCGGCGTATTGCCAGAGTTCGTAGAACCAGCTGGCCGTGCCATCTGGGGTGGAAATGAATAATGCCCAGCCTTGTTTGTCGGCTAAAGCTGGGCGGATCACCTCGAACCAGACTTCGCTGGACATGAAGGCGGCTTCGTCGAGCACCACGCCAGCCAAACTTCTACCCCGGAGGGCCATCGCGTTCTCGGTGCCCTTCAGTTCGATCGTCGAGCCGTTCACTAGTTCGATTTTCAGGTCCGTCTCGTTCTTCGATTTGATCCAAGCCTTCGGGACTAGCTTTTTCATTACCTTCCAGGCAATGTCTTTCGCCATCCGGTATGTAGGGGCCGCGTAGAAGAATGTTTCGCCCGGCCTTTCGATCGCCCCACGCAGCAATTCGATGCATGACAGGTAGCTCTTTCCGAAACGTCTACCCGCTACTAGCACCCGGAAACGCTTGCGACTTCGGAATACTTCGCCCTGCGCATATCGGAGGTTGAGGGTTCCAGCAGCCGTGGCTGTCATTCGTATTTTG